CTTCCTGAAAAGGCTAATAATTGTAAGTTTTTGTTTACATTTAGCTTTTCTCTGAATCATCCAGAGAAAACGGTAGTATATACAATTGGAAGGAGTGGAGAAAATAATGTTAAGATTGAATGTTTGTCCGCATCGGCGAACACTTCTGTAACTTTCCTGTCCGGAGCAAATTCAGGGAGGACTTTTTCAGCCGTTTATAATCCTGACTTGCTAACAGGTGAGGACGCCAATGTCATACGTCTGCCGGAAGGGGTAACAGCTTCTATGGGTAACCAATATATTATCAACAATATCATTAAGGGTAAAATTCCTGATAACTATTTCAGTAAAGATGATAAAGAACTTACTCTGAACGGTGTCGTTCAAAAGCGTCTTATGTTACCAAAAGATGTTCCTTATATAGATGCTTATAGGTATAGTCCAACAGGCGAACGTATCTATATCGGAGATTCGCGTTATGATAATCCGAATAATGTCGAAATGCCGGAAGAAGAAGCTATTGAAGAAATTGTTAAATTAGAGGATGAATATCCTAAATATATCGGCTCCGTATCCACTATCACCAGTGATGAAAAGGAGGAGGAAGACAGTGACGGAAATAAGACAGGAAACAAGTACCTTATTTACACATTTAAGGACAATGGACTAAAAAACTTTACGAAAGATTTTGTGTTGAATGGTCAAGAACCCCATTTAATTTTCCAGACAGGTAAACTGGCCGGCCTTGATTTTGTTATCTCTCTAAAAGAGAGCGGTAATAGCGGAACTACATTCGAGATAACACGAAATGATGATTATGGCCGGTATCTTCCGGATGATATTCTTTATCCTGTTGTATCTGACACTTATATCCTTTACGGATTTGATACAGCGTTTATTTCAGAGCAGATGTTACCAGAAGCGGAACAGAATCTACTCAAAAAGGCAAAGGAATACGTAAAGAAATCCATGATTGACCCGTCTACCTACGATTGCGAGATGAACGCTGATTTCATCTGCAATGAGGGCAATATTCGTACATACGAAGTTGGGGCTAAAGTCAACCTGATAAATAAGGCTTATTTCCCAGAAGGACGACAATCCCGTATCATAGGTTTTGAATGGCCGCTGGATATTCCTTACGACCACCCGATCTATACAGTCGGTGAAACAGCTCCATATTCGCGTATAGGTGAGATAGAGAGTAAACTGGAGTCACTCACATATAAAGGGCAAACCTATTCAGGCTCTGCATCCGGAGGAGGTGGAACAAGCGTGTATGTGATTGGAGAAAATGACAATACTCTTCCTTCTGATAAAAATGTATTCTCCGCAAAGAGAGTTCTTCAGGAAATAATTAGTTATTCTATTAGTAAAACAAAGAATGACAGAGCTTTAGGATTAATATCATTTTTGAAAGGCATTATAGTGAAGGAAGGTATTATAACAGATGATGTTACTGCAACAGAGGTGTCTGCCAATATCCTAGAGGTATTTGACAAACTTACAGCCAATAATGCAGCAATTGCAGGAAATATATCTTCTCTAGATTATGCCGAGAACCTCCTAGGCTGGCTGATTACTCCCGAAGGCCATATTGACGCAAAGTCTTTGCGGCTGCGTGATTTCTTGGAAGTACCGGAGTTGCGGTATAACCGTGTGTCTATTGTATCCGGCGAAGAATGGAATGCTCCTGGCGGTGGTATCATTGAATCAGTGGATGCAGCGAACAAGACCGTTCATTTAAAGCTGGAACCCGGGGAGGTATCACAAGTAGAGATTGATGATATTTGTAAGGGAGTATTCAATAACGATACCGGTTTCCAAACTGCGTATTTTCGGATTACAGAAAAGATAGACAACTCTTCTTTTAAATACGTCCTCCGTAGTGGATATACTTTCAATCCTTGTAAGGCGATGCATTTTGTCGCATACGGTAATTTCACTAACGCTGAGCGCCAGAAGTCATGTTACTCTACACAGAATTATATCCGCTTCCTTAAAGGCGTTAATAACTGGGAAATAACGAAGGACATGATAGCTATGCAGTTAGGCGACTTATCTAACCTGAAGCTGTTTGGCATTGATATGTCCGGGCATAGCGCATATCTCAATAGAGTCTATATGACCGGAACTATCAGACAGATATCCGGTGACGGTGTGACTGAGGCTCCCGTTCCGGTATTAAAGGGTAAATGGAAGTCTGGTACGTATTGGTACTACGATGAAGTGACTCATAACGGCAGTACATGGATTTGCATTGAATCTACGACTATGCAAGAGCCGTCAGATTCTTCTACCGACTGGCTGAAGTATACCTCTAAAGGGGAACAGGGAGCACAAGGCCCAGCCGGTCCCGAAGGTCCTCAAGGACCGCAGGGTGAGCGTGGACCGCAAGGATTACAAGGTTTGCAAGGCCCAGCCGGACAGGACGGAATTCCCGGTAAAGACGGAGAAAACGGACTAACCTCATATTTTCATATAAAATATTCTCCCGTCCAGAATCCTACGGCTTCTCAAATGACAGAAACGCCAGATGTGTTCATCGGTACTTATGTAGACTTTACTAAGGAGGATAGTAATGATCCCTCCAAGTATACATGGGCCAGATTTGAAGGATTACAGGGTGCAACAGGTGAACAAGGGATTCCCGGTGTTAATGGCGAAGATGGAAAGACTTCATACTTGCATATTAAGTATTCAAATGACGGCCAAACGTTTACAGACAATAATGGGGAAACTTCAGGGGAATGGATTGGGCAGTATACCGACTTTGAGAAAAATGACAGTAATGTATTCTCTGATTACAAATGGTCTAAGATAAAGGGTGAGCAAGGGGAACAAGGTCCTCAAGGAGCTACCGGACCACAGGGAGAACGGGGTCCTACGGGTTCACAGGGTATTCCGGGTACTTCTTCATATTTTCATGTCAAGTACTCGGCAAACTCTAACGGTAATCCGATGACAGATACTCCCAATACTTATATCGGTACGGCTGTTACTACAAGCCCTACGGCCCCAACTTCATATGAATCATATACATGGTCCAGATTTAAGGGTGCACAAGGAGAAAGAGGCGAGCAGGGTATACCTGGTATAGATGGAGAGAACGGGCAAACCAGCTATCTCCATATTAAATATTCTGACGATGGTAGTAGCTTCACAGCTAACAACGGTGAGACTCCCGGTGTATACATGGGTGTATATGTAGATTTTGTACAGGCAGATAGCAATGTGTTTGCCGATTATACTTGGTCTAAAATCAAGGGCGAAGCAGGAAAAGACGGTAAAGGTGTACAGAGCGTTGATGTTCTTTATTATCTTTCCAGTTCTTCAACCTCCCTTTCCGGTGGTTCATGGTCTACGAACTCACCAACTTGGGTAGATGGGAAATACATTTGGAGTAAAACCAAAGTGGTCTATACAGACGGTTCGTCTATTGAAACCAATCCCGCTTGTATCACCGGGGGTAAAGGTAGTACTGGAGATAATGGTAGGGGAGTATCAAGCATTGTCGAAGAGTATTATCTATCTACTTCTTCTAATTCCTTGGTTGGTGGCTCTTGGAGTACAACACCTCCGACATGGGAAAATGGGAAATATATCTGGACTAGGTCAGTAATAACATATACAGATAGCGCATCAACGACAACCGATCCGATATGTGTGACGGGTGGTAAGGGGGCTACGGGAATTGGCGTTAAAAGTGTTTCCGAGCAATACTATTTGTCTACATCATATAGTACCACTACGGGTGGCTCATGGTCTACTACTGTTCCGGCATGGAAGGACGGTAAATATATTTGGACACGTTCCATTATAACTTATACAGACAATTCTTATACGGAAACTAACCCCGTATGTGTGACAGGCGGAAAGGGACCTAGCGGGAACGATGGCGTAGGGATAAGTGCTGTTGATGTCTTATACTACCTTTCGACTTCTTCCAGTTCCTTGGTTGGTGGTTCTTGGTCTAGCACTTCTCCCACGTGGCAAAACGGCAAATACTTATGGTCTAAGACCAAGGTCACTTATACGGATAATTCTACATGGGAAAGCGATCCGGTTTGTATTACTGGGAGCCAAGGACAAACAGGCCTACCTGGTGCTATGCTTCGCCCTCGTGGGGTATGGGCACCAAATACTGAGTATTATCATAATGATGCATTTATAGATACTGTAATCTATAACGGCCAGAACAAACTCTGTAAGATTACTCATACATCTACTTCTTCTTTCGATTCAACGAAGTGGGAAGAATTTAGTGAATTTGTGAACGTGGCAACCAACGTCCTTCTCGCCCAGAATGCAACTATTGATGTGCTCGGTACTTCGGGGATATTTGTGGGTAATTTGGAGAAGACAGAGGGCTGGATAATGACGGAGGGGGCAATCAAGCATAATGTTACAGGTGTTGAGCTGACATCTGACGGTAAAATATCTCTTCCTGAAACCGGTGGAATGACCGTAGGCGGAAAGACATTCATAGAAGCTGGGAAGATAAAGACGGAGTTTATTAACGTTGATACTCTTGAAGTGACAAAATTAAAAGGGGCAACGGGCACTTTCAAAGAATTACAAGCTATTGATAATGCAGGCAAGATACAAGGCAAGATTTCTTTTAATACAGAAGGCTCTGGAGATAATGTTTCCTCTTCGTTTAATATTGATTTTTCAAAGACTTGGATTTCTGGGGATTTATATCAACAAGGGTATAATTCTGTGGAAGGTCGCTCATGGAGATTTTACACATCTGATTTGTGGTGCAGAGGGGAATTCGGGCATAGGGTAATGACTACAATTAAAGTTTATGCTAATAATGATTGGAATTTTTATGTTCACATCTATGGTCATGGATCAGATAATAATGTAGATAGATATCCTCAATCGGGACAACCTATAGATTGCATTGTTATGGAAGGAAATGGAAATTATGTTTTGCGTATTTGCGATTCTGCAACGTTCAAAAAAATAACGGTCGTTAATAGTTCTGATTATCCTAAAAGAGTGGTATATAATCAGCCTAATTCTCTAACTTATACTATTGAACCTTGGAAGTACGCAATATTTGTGACAGCTGATATTGCTAAGACTTCCCCACCATATTACGTTAATAACCTGTTTCTTGATAGATAATTGTAACAATGAAAATAGATTTTAGAAAAATTGAACTAGTGGATCTCGAAGGGAATAAGAGTACCATCGATGTATCTAAATCATTTGGAAATGCGATTTTTCAAAATACAGGTGATCTTGGAGAATTTAATCTTGCACAAGATATACACCGAGAAGGAGAAGTTGATATATCGCCTGAACAAGCGGAATCTCTAAAAAAGTATACACAGCTATTTACTCGTGTAATTGATCGAATGGCTGTCAACGAAGCACTTTCAAAAGTAAATCAATAACTTAAAAAAACAGATAAACCTATGATTCTACTAGTATTAATGTCATTCATCCTCATCGCTGGGTATGTCTTCGCGATGATAAAGAAGGGTAAAGAAATCCCTTATTCAATTAGTGATACCTACTACGCCCTGACGCATAAGTTTTGGTTTACTCTTTGCATGGTCGGTTCCGGCGCATTGCTTCTTCCAGCCGCATTGGAAGCCAGTTCCGAGAACAGCCAGTTTCTTGTATTCCTTTCGGTTGTCGGGATGATTGTATTGGGTGTGTCTCCCAATTTCAAAGGAAGCCAGAAAACCGCCCACTGTATCGGTGCTGCTATGTCTTTAATATTCTCCCAAATATGGGTAGGTTGTAATGCCTGGTATTGGCTCTTCTTATGGGTGGGATTCATTGCATATCTGGCTATTGCGATAAGTGAGAACTGGACGGGTAACTTCATTGTGACTCTTGTCAAAAGGAAACCTATGTTCTGGATTGAGATAGTTTCGTTGTTAACTGTTTATCTGACTTGCTTGATATGAAAAAGAATACAAAAGAAGATATACAGGTATGGACCGCAGTAGGAATGTTGTTTGCAGGAGTCGGACTATCCGTTGCGGGTTTTGTTGTAGAGCCGTTAGGACAGATCCATGATAGCGTATTATGGTTTTTTGCTCAATGCCTGATATATGCTGGTAGTATATTTGGGATTGGCATCTATGTTAACGGTAAGTTTAACAGTTTAGTTGATAGACTGAACAATAAAGAAACAAAGAATGATGAGCTGGATAAGGGAAAGTAACCGTATGAAGCACTTGCTCTACGCTATTCCGGCAGGTGTACTTCTGACGATCTTGTTTGTCGCGGGGCTGGCTGCCGGCATGGAATTTAAAGACCGCGCATACGGGAATAAATGGGATTGGCTTGATATTGCTGCTACATTAATAGGAGGAGTTATTGGTCAGGTGATCCAGGTTGTAGTATTAACATTAATCTTATAAATTAAAATGAAAACATTAGATGAAAGGTCTGCCGAATATGCAGCAAACGTAGTATCGTGTAATAAAGAAGCAAAAGAGTGTGAGGGGCTTATCCAAACAGCTTACATTTTAGGCGCAATGGAAGGCGAATTGTTGGGAGAAGAAACGGGAACATTTGGGCAAGCACTTGAATCCCTCAAACGGGGGCATCTTGTTGCTCGTAAAGGATGGAACGGTAAGGGGATGTTTATATTTATGCGCCCGGAAGATAGTTTGTCTACTGATATGATTGTAAATCAGGTTAAATCACTTCCTGAATCATTCAAAAAATGGGTTGCCGACAATCATGGAGATTCGGAAACTGATAAAATCAAGTTTACCGCATACTTATGTATGAAAG